ACGCAACGATCCTCGCCGGTCTGTTCAATGCAGTGCAGGGCGGCAAGCTTCCCGAATCGGACTTCTGGCAGTACCTGCGTGACCGCGGGGTGATCGACCCTGAGAAGACTGATGACGACATCCGGGGCGAGCTGGAAACCAGCGGCGCAGGCCTGAATCTCGACGATACTGGAGTCAACAATGGCGGCCAACCAAGCAATCCTTGATGCCACCATTCGGCACGCGGTCTTCCTCGAGCAACTGAAATCGGGGGAGGTCGCCAAGTTCGGGCCGTTCCTCAAGGAGATTGACCGCTCGATCCGTGAGCGGCTGACTCGGGCCGACCTGACGGATTACACCGTGGCTCGGCTGGAAAGGTTACTGAGCGAGGTCGATAGCCTGCTGCTGGGCATCTTCAATCGGTACAGCGAGAAGCTGAACCTCGACCTGATCGACATCGCCAACTACGAGGCCGAGTTTGAAGCGACCAGCCTGACCCGGGCGGCGCCGGTTGGCGTCTCGTTTGATGCGGCGGTACCAGGTGCTGCTGCAATCAGGACGGCAATCCTCGGAAACCCGCTCAGCGTGCGCGGCGCGGATGGCGGGAAGCTGCTCAAGTCGTTCATTGATGGCTTCACCACCACCGAGCGACAACGCCTCACTGGCGCGATCCGGCAGGGCTTCTTCGAAGGCCAGACCAACTTCCAGATCATCAAGAACATTCGTGGGACCAAGGCGCTTCAGTACAACGACGGGATCCTGGCCACGACCAACCGGAATGCCGGCGCCGTGGTGCGAACGGCAGTGCAGCACGTTGCCACCCAGGCGCGTATGGAGACGCTGAAAGAGAACTCCGACGTCGTGCAGGCGGTGGAGTGGGTCAGCACCCTGGATACGAAGACGACCAGCCAGTGCCGAACGCTCGACAAGCAGCGGTTCAAACTGACTGAAGGGCCGCGGCCACCGATCCATATCAACTGTCTACCGGGTTACACGCTTGTATCGGCCAGTAGCGGGATCGCGGGCACCAGTAAACGGTGGTTCGATGGTGAAGTGGTCGTCTTCAAGACTGCCTCCGGTCGTGAACTCACCTGCACCCCAAACCACCCGATATTGACGGACAAGGGCTGGTTCTCGGCGCAGGCGCTCAATCTCGGAGGCAAGGTAGTCTGCGACAGCAGCAGTAAGTGGGCTGTTGGCGTTGATCGCCACGGCGATGACGTGCCATCCAGCATTCATCAGGTGACGGAAGCGTTCCTCAGTCATGAGGGCGTGTTGTCCGTACCAGTGCCAGTGGCCGCCCCAGACTTCCACGGCGACGGGATGGGCAGCAAGGTCGCAGTTATAGGGTCCGATCGGATGCTGGGCTACGGGGTATATGCCGCGCTCGACCAGCATCGCAAAGACCTGGCGCTCGTAAGCCGAAACCCTGCTCTTGCTGGTCTTGTTCGTATTGGCGCGCTTGGCTTTCTCCTCGGCACTCTGCGTTCTGCCTCTCGCTGCCTCGTTGGCACTTTGGGCAAGGCGCGCTCGCTCTTCCGCAGGAGTCACGGCCATTCGAGCGAATTGCTGCTCACTCCGGTTCCTCACGGGGATGCCAGCCAGTTTGAGATGTCGGACGACGACATTTGGTGCGACTTGGAAATGCTTTGCGATTCCGGAGACTCCAGTGCCTTTGTTGAACATTTCGATAGCCTCATCAACGGGGATATCTACTCGGGCGGGGCCGGAAACTCGCATTTCGATGCCGCTGGCTCTGAGGGCTCGGTAGATCACATCACGACTGACGCCCAGCTTGCTGCAAAGATCCTTAACGGAGGCTCCGGCGCTGTATTCCTTGATGAGATTGTCAGCATCCGGAAGCAAAACTTTTCTGGCCATGTGTACAACCTCGAAACGGTAGAGGGCTGGTATTTCGCTGCTGGAATAGTAACACACAACTGCCGGTCTACCGTTGTAGCGGTTACTCGCTTTAGCGCTCTGTTCGCCAAGGACGCCACGCGGGCATCTATCGGCGACAGCGGCGCCCAGCAGGTGAGGGCAGACCTCAGCTATTACGACTGGCTCAAGCAGCAGCCGGCGGCGTTCCAGGACAAGGCTATCGGCCCCGTCCGCGCGAAGCTGTTTCGCGAAGGCGGCCTGAGCATCGAACGATTCTCCGAGTTGCAGCTTGATCGCAATTTTGCCCCGTTGACCCTTGCTCAGATGAGAGCGCTTGAGCCCTTGGCCTTCGAACGCGCTGGAGTCTGAGCGCCAAAGTACGCCCAGCAAAGCGCCACCGTCCAAGTTGCAGCCGCGACGATCGGTGGAGTGACGAACACAAGGAAGCACAGAAGAAGAATTGCTGTGAGCCTTTTGTGTTGGCGAATCGCTGCGAAACCAGCCGGAGCCATAAAGAGGCAGGCAATCAGGAAAACCGCAAATTCGTTTGGCGTGACGTGCATCGAAAACTCCAGGTTCTGGTGGTGGATGCCTCAAGGGTAACGACTCTGCAAAAGTTTTCACGCCAAAACTAGGTCTAGAAATTCCATCTGCAGGCAGGGCCTGCACCAACGTCTCTGGGAGACAGCCAATGCTGAAATTCCAACTGGATACCCTGGAAGGGGTAGATGAAGCCGTGCGCGCCCTTTACACCGAGAAGGACGGCAAGTTCGTACTCGGCATCGAAGGTCTGCCACAGCCCGAGGATGTCTCAGGCCTGAAGTCCAAAGTTCAGGAACTGCTGGACGAGAAGAAGGCTGCCGACAAGGCACGCAAGGACGCCGAAGACCAAACCCGCTTGGAGCGCGAAGAGAATGCCCGGAAGTCCGGCAACGTCGAAGAACTCGAGCGCTCCTGGTCCGAGAAGTACAACCGCCGCGAAGCTGAGCTGAACGGCACGCTGGAGCAGGAGCGGACAACGCTGAGCACTCAGATCCGGGATCTGACTGTCGGCCGTACCGCTACTGATATCGCGTCTGCCTTGGCAATCCCGGGCAGCGCCAAAGCCCTGTTGCCGCACATCGAACGCCGGTTGAGCGTCGAGCAACGCGACGGGAAGCCTGTTGTGGTCGTACTCGACCAGCAGGGCAAGCTCTCGGCGGCAACGCTGGATGAGCTGAAAGCAGAATTCGCAAACGACACGGCGTTTGCGCCGTTGATCGCGGGTAGTAAGGCATCTGGCGGCGGGGCCGGGGGTGCTGGAGGTGGCGGCGGGGCCGCAAAAGGAAACATCGGCGGTACCAAAGCGGAGCGCACGGCGGCAATTGCGTCCCGGTTCTCTGATCTCCCCCTAAATTAAGGATTTGACCCATGTCCCTGTCTCAAATGCAGGTTTTCAACGATTACATCATGCCGGCGACTCTCGAGACGCTGGACCAAATGCTGGAGGCGTTCAACGCAGCCAGCAACGGCGCGATTGTGCTGTCGCCGAACGGCTTCACCGGTGATTTCCTGCAGGAGTCGTTCTTCCAGAACCTCGGTGCAGCTCAGCGTCGCGTGAACCGCTACGGCGCCAACGCTGCGGTGACTCCGGTCGACCTGACCGAACTGCAAGACACCACCGTGAAAGTGGCGGGTGGCTTCGGTCCGATTCGCTACGAGCCGTCGCAGATGACCTGGTTGCAGCGTCCAACTGCTCAGGGTGTTGAAGTCGCGAGCCGCGCGTTCGCCGAGGTGCTGCTGAAAGACCAGCTCAACACCGCGATCGCTGCACTGGTGGCGGCCATCACTGCGCAAGCAGCTGCGGTGAACGACGTGTCGGCCACTCTTGGCATCTCCCAGTCTGGCCTGAACAGCGCGCATGCGAAGTTCGGCGATGCCAGCCAGAACCTGGTTGCTCAAGTCATGCAGGGCACCACCTGGCACAAGCTGGTCGGCCAGGGCCTTGCCAACCCGAACAACCTGTTCCAGGCCGGCAACGTTCGCGTCGTCGACATCCTCGGCAAGACCTCGATCGTCACCGATGCGCCGGCTCTCGCTCAAACCGGCACGCCAAACAAGGAAATCATCCTGGGTCTGGCAGCTGGTGCGGCGCTGGTGCACGACAACCGAGACATCATCTCGAACGTGCAGACCAACAACGGTAACGAGCGCATCACCACGACCATCCAGGTGGACTACACCTTTGGCCTCGGCATCAAGGGTTACACCTGGGATGTCGCGAACGGCGGCAAGTCTCCATCGAGCGCCGCGCTCGCCACCGGCACCAACTGGGACAAAACCGCAGCCAGCATCAAGGACACCGCCGGTGTCGCTCTGATCGGCGACGCCTCCAAGTAACCATCTGATGACTGTGTCGGGGCATAATGCCCTGGCGCAGCGGAGTGACAGTGATGACTGATAACATCTGGTATCTGCCGGGCCCGTTCCACCGCTACGAAGATGACGTGAAGGCAATCGCCAAAAAGGAAGGCCTGATCATCATCGATGCCAATGTCACGGAAGACCGTGGCGGCGA